TAACCAGGTAAGGTTGTCCGCTAATAATGATTTCTAAATTTGCGTATGCAGAATAAAGTACCTTTAAGCCAACTCTTAAATACGGTTCGCATCTTGGTCCAACCGCTACTATTCTGCCAACTGTACCTTGTGTTTGTTTGCTTTCTGTTATGATTAAACCTGCCGCCGTATCTAATAAAGAAGTACTTACAAAGTTATGAATCCTTGCTGCCGTTGGTTGAACATTTATTCCACTTCCACCCCATAAATCTTCAGGAACAGTACCCGTATCAACATCTGTATTTAAACCAAACTTAGTTATGGTAGATGAGCCAGGAACGTTACCTTTTGATATTTCAAAGAAGTAATTTTTAGGAATAAGTGTAGATATTGTTGTTAATAAAGTGTTAGCTGTATCTTGATTTGCTCTTGTAGCAAAATCTTTAGCGTTTAATGTTGTGAATTTTTCAAGTAATCTTTTAAATAAAGATATTAAACTAAATGTGCCAGTATCGCTACTTGCAGATGAGTCAGCTTTAGCGCCTAAGTTATTATCAATATTGGATAAAGAAGTATTGCCCGTATCTTGTTTGGCTTCAGTCGATGCTCCTGTAGGCAAAGCGCTAGACGAAACTTCTATTAATTGTTTTCCTTCGTCACTTACTTTAATGTCTACAATATCTCCATCTGATAGCCTTGTACCTTGTATAATAGTTTTGTTTCTATAAGGTAGAGTTTGATTAGCATTTCTCTGTTTAACCCAATCGTCATAGTTTGTATTTAATAGTCTTTGTAATTGACCATTCTTTTGCCCTTTATAAAGAAATCCATCCTCACACACATAAACATAGTCTTGTTGTGCGGTTTTAGTTGATGTAAGTAAATTTATTTCGGCAGAAGATAATACTACGTTCATTGTAAAAGTTTATGTAATACTTCATACATCTTCGGCAAATCAGAGTTCTCGATGCAGTTATAACATGGTGGCGTAGACACTTCACAAACCCCTACAACCGAATTAGTTAAAGGAAATGAATTAGTAGTAGTCTTAGTTATTAAAGCCGTTATTTCAGTAATATTACAATCCATTGTTAAAGTAAACGTACTATCTGAGCCATTATCTACTAATACATAATCTATATTGGCAGAATTTAATAAAGTAGACCATGCTTCAGGCTTATAATCAACTCCTGTTGTTAATGCTCCTACTTGAACTCCGTTAACTATTAATTGAAGTATAGTGTCTACTAAATAATCATTGTTATTTACTGTATAAGTAAACTCTGCTGATACTGCCGTTTCAAATACAGGTGTTTCAAAACAAAAGCATTCAAGTCTATTTATAAGCTTTGCAGCTAAGAATAACTTGTTTATGCAACAGTCTACATCCTCGCCGTAATTCATTTTTTTAACCAATGTATCTACGGCGCAAACATAATTACATTTTGCGTTAAGTAAAGTTACTCTATGTTTAGTTTGAATGTCCATGGTTTAAGGATATACTCTAATTTCTATTGGACATACAGTTAATAGTCCATCTGTTTTAACTTGAGTAGAAGCTACTGCTGTTGCTATATACACGGCATCATTACCATTTAATTGTCTTTCCATGTCTATATCAAGAGATGTGTCCATTACAGTAAAATATGTTTTATCTGTAGTAAAAGCACCAACTAAAGTTCCGTAGTATTCTCCAGCAGCATCTCTTGTCCATACTATAGTGCCTATTGTATTCTGTAATACAGTAACAGTTGGAGCGCTTGTTGATGTTTGAGATATAAGAGCTATATAAACCTTATATCCTAATGTAGCCTCTGGACTAGCATCTCCTTTTTCTCCTTTTGTTGTTGATGTGATATTACAACCACAAGTACCTGAACATTTACACATATTTAATATTTTTAATTTTTAACAATCTGTACAATTACTTTCACATAATTCTTGCCCTTTAGCTAAGAAGCCTTCTGCTTTACTATCTTGACCTACATTCATAGCGTATCTTCCGCCCCATAACATAACTTCAGATAGAATTAAATCTTTTATTTTATTATCAAAGCATCCGCAAGATAAATCCAAATCCACGTATTTATTTTCTATACAACAGTTTAAAGAACAATCCGACAATCCTTCATCAGAAGTAGTATAAGAGAATGATAATCCTCCAGATACACCACTAATAGTATAATCCCATTTAACAATACCATCTGACAATTCAGGCAATGTAACGCCGTAAGCAGCTAAAGTAATATCAAATTCAAATAATGGGAATACAGTAGATTCTAATAAAGTAGTAATGTCTGTTTGAGTACCGTTTAAATCCGTGAACAAACATTCTGTAATAACGTGTGTAGCAATAATAAAATCAAAAGTAACAGGAGTAGTTATGCCAGGATAGTAAACATTTAATTGCGCGGCAGTAACATCATCTAATGCTATACCATCTACTAAACCATATCCTAATTCATTATACTCATCATTACATACTGTAACAAGGAAGCCCGTGATGTCGCTAAAAAGTAATTGGCTACAGCCTTTTTCTACTTTAATACAACCTGTTAAATCCACTCTTTCAGTTAAAGCCATTATTTCAATTTTATACTGTAAATATATAGATTATTTTATTTGATTTTCAACAAATGTTACGGCTTTGCCTCCTGGTATTATCCTCTTAGTTTTCTGCCAAGCGTCTTCCTCAAATCCTACAAGTGCTTCAAAAGCATTTAACATATCTTTAATCTTACCTAAAACAGCAGCAGGGTTACTTACCATGTACTTATCTTGTTCTAAATCAAAGATAAATAATACTTGACTTAATGCGCTATCCCAATTTAATCCACCTTTTTTCTTTTCATCATCGTCATCTCCTGCGTGTTTAAGTGCTAATAAAGCGCCGATAGTAGCCATTCCTTTTAAGTTTTGAACAAAAGCAGGATTAGTTAAAGCTTTTTTAATGTCACCTTTCTTTAAATCGGCAGCCATTTCTTTAATTCCTACTCTTAACATCTTAGTATAAGAACCTTCTTTCTCTTGGCCATAAGCATTAGTATATCTAGCTGAGAATCTTTCTTTAAACCAATCGGGCATCCAGACCTTAAATTGGAATAAAGCCTTACCAAACTCTCCGCGCATGATATTTCTACGGTCCTCGTCAGGATATTTACCCTGTATGTCTGTAACTCTGTTTTTAATTTGAGTCATTTTAGATTTAATCTCATCTTCAGTATATTTTCCGTTAGGTTTAACAGTTAATACATCGTTGCCATACTTATCCTTAGTGAACTCAAAACTATCATACTCTTCTTGACTAAGCAATCCTAATCCTAATGAACCTTGTATTTGATATTCACCTACTTGAGTACCCCATGTAGCTAATTTAGAGAATACACTACCTGCTTTAATTACAGGATGAGAGTCAAAGTCTTGGTTTACTAAGTTATACTTCTTAATAATAGCTAAAGCGTAATCATTAACAATACCAACTTCTTTTCTACTTCCTTTACCTCCAAATAATCTAGCATTACCTCTAGCTAATGTTTCAGCGTTCTCAGCTCTCCAATTATTATAGTTACCTACAAATACGTTAATAGCATTAGCTGGAATATTAAACCACATAGTTGTACTAGCTACTAATTTTCTTAACGATTTAACCGCCGCATCAATAATCGGATCATTTACGTGTGGCTCTTTGAAAATCTGTAAAGCCTTCCAATCATTAATCCACTTAGATACATTCTTTTTAGGAACGTATCCCTCTTCCATATAACCATTCTTATTAAGATACTCTATAGCTTCCACTAATGGCATAATCTTACTTATATGCTTAACGTGTGCCGACTCGTCTATAAATTGATTCATAGCCTTATAGAAGTCTTTTGAGTAACCTCTATCCGCAGCTCTTGGTTTATCAAACTTACTTACTAATTGACCTTTCTCGTTTAATGAATACTCAGCATCTCCTTTTAATTCTAAAGGATTATCTTTCTCATCAATATTTTGACCTTTCTTTAATTGGTATCTAGCTTTAATATTAGCTACAAGTAAATCATATAAAGCCTTTGCTATACTCTTAATGTTTTTCTTATCAACTCCAGCGATAATCTCTTTTTCTATTTCAGAATAAGACATTACTTTACCGTTATGTAAGATTCTTACTCTACCTAAGTTTGTTGCTCCGCCGCCTAAGTAATAACTAAAAGCAGGAATTAACCCTTCTGACTTGTAAGCCTCTCTAAAGTTCTTATCTACTCTAATAGCACCCATCTTAACATTCTCATAGTCATTTGCTGACATAGACTCTCTATATCCTGAAACCGTTTCTCTATGGAAGTCTAAGTAGTCAAGTTTAGCCTTAGATAATCCTTTAGCTTTTGCTTCATCTATTGTTAAGTAATTACCATCTTCATTAATCATCCACTCGAAGTACTTACTTGAGTCTGAACTAAATCTGTTGGCGGCTTTTCCTGTAATACCTAATCTCTTATTCTCTTCTTGAATTACTTTTAATCCAAGTTTAGCATGAGTATCTTTTAATGAATTAGCTTCAGTTATCTTATCAATAATAGCTTTTCCATTTGCTAACGACAATGCCTGCATATCAGCGTTCTTTTCAGAGAATTGAGAGTAGTGTAATATTTTGCTTTGCAGTGGACTAATATCACTTGTCTTACCTAAAGCCTCTATAAATCCTTCGTTCTTTTTATGTATTTCATTTTGCTTAACGGTAACTAGATGCCCAAGTCTTAGATACGCTTTTTCTTTTACGGATTTAGCGGCTCTATCATTAAATGCGAATAGCTTAGTAATTAAATCATTTAATTCTTCAATATTGTATTCTTCTAAATCTTTGTCTTCTAAGATAGATTGCACTTCTCTAAAGTCTTTTTTATACTTCAAGTATCCTAAGTATTTCTTTGCTTTAACAGCAAATTGCTTACTAGCTTCTTTTAGTAATGCTCTTTTCTCTTCCAATTCAGCATCAGCAATCTTAATTTCTTCATCAGTAACAGCATCGTCCGCCGCCTCTTCTGCTAATTTTTCTTCTAACTTCGCTTCTTTAAGCTCAACTGTAGCTTGCTCTGTAGGAGTTGGTTTAGGTTTTGGTTTAGTAAGTCTTTCTATAACGTCTCCGCCTTCAGGAGTTTCGTTATACATCTGTTGCTCTAAAGTTTTAAGTAATTCTTTTTGCTCGGCAGTATATAATTCATTACCTGCTTTATCTAAAGACTCGGCGCTACCTGTTTTAGTTTCTTTTGCCCACGATAAAAACTTGCCTGTTCTAGCATCAAATACTTTTAAAGCTATTTTACCTGGTTTATATCCTTCTCCTTTATCTTCATTAAAAGGATTATTCAAATCAACCGCGCGGATACCTACAGGTAACCCTTCTTCATTTCCTTGTGTTCTTTCACTTCTAAAGTGTCTTCTGAAAATATCATCCCATCTTACTGTCTTATCATTCTCGTCTTTAAATTCTTGTTTAGAAGAGGCTACTCGTATTTTCTTACCATCTTCCATGGTAACTTCTATAACGTCACCCTTCATCTTATCTCCTTTGTCATTAACATAAGAGTATAGTCTCTTGGTTAAGTTACCAAATAGTTTCTTGTTAGGTTTATTATAAGCTTCTTTACGAACAACTCTATGAATAGTCCGCGCATCAGTAGAAGGGTTATTAAACTCCTCTGTGTCTATTTCTTCGTATGTTCTTTTATCGTCTTTCCAATAAGGTTTATTTTCAAGTTTAGGATATGAAATTACTTTCTCTTTACCTAAACCTTCAATATCAGGTTGTCTTGTTTTAGGTTTCTCAACTTCCTTTTCTTGACTCAACTTTGAGTTATTTTCTTCTATTTTAGCTTCCTTTTCTTTCTCCTTTTGAATACGCTCCTCTTCCTTTTTAGGAATAACAGGTTCGCCTTTAATTTCTCCTTGGCGGATAATATCGTTTAATTCAGATTGAAGCTCTTTAGCTTGTTTCTGTTTACTCTCAACTTTAGCCCTAGCAATTGGATCAAGCTTAGAGATTTCATTCTCGTTAGTTGGTATCTCAGTTTTAAGCCCTTGTATTTGGAATGATAGTTCAAATGCCTTCTTTTCATCTTCAGGTTTTAAATTAACATCTTTAGTTTCATTATGATATTTATCATAAGAATCTATTTTAAATATCGCTTGTTCGTATTCAGACTGATTAATGTCATTGTTTTTTAAAGCAGTAGTTAAGTCCGCTTTTAAAGCCTTAACTGCCTCTGGACCTTGTTTAACTCTTTCGTAGGCATTAATAGATTGCTCATCATGTTTATTTCTTAACACTTGAGTTCCTACTGCCATCGGCACACCTGCTACTAATCCTGTCGCAAAGCTATTAATATAATCTCCAAATGCTTTAGCGTTAAAGGCATCAGTTCCAAATTGTCCTCTCTCATCTGGAGTTAATTTATCCCATAATTGTTCACCTGCTTTCTGACTAAAATCTTGCGCCGCTTCTTGGCCACCCTCTGATAATACGTCTTTTACAATCTCTTTAGTTCCTCTTTTAGCTAACTCAGTATAACCTACAGTCATTTGTTTAGCTAATTGTTTGAAGCCTTGCTCTGTTATGTTACCAGCAGCATCTTTCTCTACTCCTTTAATAACATTCTTTAAAAGTTCTTTCTTTTCATTTCTAAATAGTTGTGACATTAACTTTCCGTCTAATCCCCAAAACACATCTAATGCAGCCATTGGAGCTGTAATAGCTGATGCAACCGCCGCTTTATCTCTTCCTTTTAATCCTGCTGCTTCTGCGTTATCTAAGTTATCTCCTAATTGAGTAGCAAATGAACCTACAAATATTGTTGCCTTGGTAGCATTGTCGCCTAATGAAATAGCATTTTGAACTACTCCGTTATTATCTATAAACTCTTTTGCTACACCTTGCAATCCTTGAGCAAATCCTTTTCCGCTTTTTGCAATAGTAGAAACACCTTTAACAGCTCCTCCAAACCCAACTAGCGATTCGGCGGCTGTATTAAATGCTCCCCATAAAGCTTTAGGACTTAAATCAAATCTATCTTTATCTAATAAATCACTCCACTGAGTAATACCTTCTGTGTTTAATATTGGAGTTTCTAAATCACTATCTTTCTTAAACTTTAACGATTCGGCGGTGTTACTTAATTTATTCAAATAATCACTTTCTTCACCTGTTACTAAGGTTTGACCAACTTGAGCTAAATTAATAGCTCCTTGCGCTGCACCCATAACACCATTACCGAAACTCTTACCTAAATCTGTGTACCAACTATCATCATCTGCTTCTTTCTGATTACCCCATACACTTGCTACTTTATATCCTTTAGGTGGCTTTTCTCCATAAGCTAATGCTGTAGGTACATAAACTCCGTTATCTTCAAGTTTATTGTAATACATGGTGTTATTATCATCATGCTTTGCATCGTAACCTTGGATAGTTAATATAGCTTTCTCGCGTTGTTCTTCTGTTGCTCTTGGGTCTTTTAATACATCTTTCAATACATCCCATTCAGAGTCTAATACAGTGCTTCCGTTGCGTCCACCTTTTTCTTTAAGTAGATTTATAGAAGACTCAACTTCTAAATCTCTAGGAGTTTTATATTTAGGCGTAATAATATTAGTATCGCCTTCTCTTAATTCAGGAGAAGCGTATTCAAATTTCTTATTAGGGTCAAATGCAGGTTTTTTAGCAGATGGCACACTTCCTGTTGCTTCTTGATAAGGAACGTTAGGATTAAATTTTGGTTTCTCTGGCATATTATTCGTAATTACCTGTTTGAGGATTTAATGTATAAGTTATTCCGTTTTGTATTACTTGAGCTGGTTTATCAGTTTGACCCATAGATTGAATAGAGTTCATTTGTTGGCTAGTTAACTTTGCCGCACTATTATATCTAGTCATAAAGCCATCGTTGTTTATATCTGCTTCTACTTGAGCTGGCACTCGATACATTGTAACAGGTTTACCTTTAGCGTCTTTACCTTCGTAAGGAACAACTAAATCATTCATAGTCTTATCGCTTAATATTCCTGAGTTATCTAACTCATCTTCCGTCATCTCAACATATCCATGAAACACTCCTGTGTTTTTACCAGATGAACGTCCGTAACCTTCATAAGCGCCAGTCTTAGGATTGATTTTCTTTTCTACTTGCGCCGCTTGTTGGAATGCTCCTGTTGGAATAAACTTTAATCCTTCTGTAGTTTTTAAGAATGAACCATCTTTATTATAAATCTTAGCTTGTGGCGTAGTTCCTAATGTAGCTTGCACTAAATCAGTATTTAATCTATTCCCCTTAGCCATTTTAATATCGTACATATAAGGATTCAATTCATACTTACCATTAGATTTAGCTTCATCATGCGCTGCTTTCCATTTAGCTACTGCTAAAGCATCGTTATAATGAGGCTCTCCAAACTTACGTTTCAAGTCAATACCTGGTTTAATTAATTCAGCAGCATAAGCAATTCCTTCTTCATCTGATTTAGGATTATATGTTACTTGTATTTGACGTTTATGTCTATTGTAAAAATCCATAGCGGCAGGAGTTAAAGCATTCTCGTCTATTAACTCTTCCCATCCACCATTACCGTGTTGCTTATATTTTCTTGCTTTAATCATTTGAGCTGTTTTAAGAGCTTCTTCATTTAATGGCACAAAGTCTTCAGGCTTATCATAAACGAATGCTTGCGGACCATAAGTAGCAGCCGCCTCTTGTCCGTCTTGATGTCCGTACTTTAAATAGTTTTGTTTCTTAGCTAGTAACTCTTGATAAGCTCCTGCATCGTACATATTAGGATTCTTTGCTACTTTAGCCAAGTCATCATTTAATCTTTTAAAAGACTCGTCTGATGCCATTCCTCTAATAGCGTGTTGATTAGATTTAAGATATTTCTTCTTCTCGTTGATTTGTCTTCTTATATCTGGATTGTATCTAAAGTCAGGATTATCTCTAATAATAGTTCCAATCTCACGAATTGTTTTATCTGCTTCCGCCTTAATTAGATTATGGTCATAAGAGTTGGCTGCATTCATGTAATCTAAGTCATCCTCAAATGCTTTTAACTCTGCTTGATTTTCTGCCTGAGCGCGTTTCATTTGCTGGTCTTGATACCTAGCGTCAGCAATACGTTGGTCGTATCCTAAATCCACTGCGAGACCTTTACTTGTTCCCCATTCCATGTGTAAAATATTTGTTGTTAAAGATATAAAATTTTATAACTCCTTATAAACAAAAAATAGGAATATTTCTACTCCTACTTTTAATTCATTCGTTGATTAAATAATCAATTACAGTCAGAGCAAGTAGATTTTTCTACTACTTCATACTCTTTATTTTGGTCTCTTAAAGTAATACAAGCTTGTTGCATTTCACTTTGTGTACTAACACATTTATAGAATACTCTTGGTTGGCATCCTACACAAGTTTGATTATAGAATATACAATACACTCCGCTTGTTGAAGCAGGAGCTAAAGACTTATTACTATTCTTTTGACATCCAACTACTGTTAGAATAACTGCTAATATTAAGATTACTTTTTTCATGGTTTCTATTTTTAATTTGTTAATAATACTTGTTTAACGTAAATAAATTTAAAAGGTTACGTTGTAGGGTTATAATTATTTAAACTATATCCTCTAGCCTCGTCCGCCTTTAATCTAGCTTCTTGGTCTTTCTTAAATCTATACGCTCCAATAGTATTAGCTAATCCTGCGCCTATTAATTCACTTCCAGCAGCTTGCTTTTGTTGGAAGGCATCCATAGAGTCTTTGAAAGCTTGTCTTCTATTACCTGCTAAGATACTAGCTCTATCCGCCGCCATTGCATCAGCATACTTTTGTTTATTCATTCTCATCTCAGCATCCGCTTGTTTTAATCCTAATTTATTCTTCCAAGCATCGTTTATAGCAGCTCTGTTACGATTAAATGAATCAGATGCACTAGAGTTTAATCCTGCGAATTTAGCATCGTTTAATCCTCCTTGTATATCTTGTTCTGCCATAAATCTTTGTTCAGGAGTTAATCCGAATAAAGCATCTTGTTGAGCGCGGTTAACAGCGGCATTATAAGTAGGGTCAATTACAGCATTATCAATAGGACGTTTCTCTTTACCTAGCATATTTAATCCTAATGCAGATTGTCCTATTCCTACGAATGCAGTTGGATCAATATTACTTAATTTATTTGCCCAAGCGTTTTTAGATTTAGGTTTTGACGCTAAATAATTTTCATTATCAACTACATTAGCATCGTTTATAACAGCTTGTCTTGTCGGCGCATTAGCAATAGAAGCCTCTTGCATAGCAGCTTGATTAGCAGTCTTTAATTCAGCATCTTGTTTTAACCCTTGTAAAGATAAATCCTTAGTAGGCAAATTCTCTACTGTCACTTTAGGAGTAGTTACTTTAGGTGCTTTTACAGATGGTTTAGTGGTTGTTTTAGCTTCAGTAGAAGGAGTTTCAATTTCTTTCTTAACACCTGTTAAAGAATTTATTTTAGCTTGAAGCCTATCTATTTCAGATTGATTATCTCCTTTCTTAGCCTCTTCTAATTTTCTTTTATAAAGATTTATTTCAGCTCCAGTCTTTTGTTCTTGATTAGACTTCTCTTTAGCTAAAAAAGTATTGTAAGCATTCTCAAAAGCCTTTCCTTTTTCAGAAGTATATTTATCTCCGTTTGCTGAAATCCAATTTTTACCATCCCAAGTTGCTCCGTTAACTTTAGTTCCTTTAGGAATAGTTCCACCTTCGGCAAACTTAGGAAACATTATATGACTTTTCTTTTCCATCATTTCTTCTTTATGTTCTGCGTTTGGAGCAAGAGCATTTACATTAACTCCTTTTTCCATTAATTCATGTTTCTCTTCTGGTGTAAATAAATGTTCTTTATCAGACAACATTACTTCACTTCCGCCTTTTTGATTTAGATTAGCTTTCTTCTTAGGAGCTTTCATTAATAATTTCTCTCTTAATACTTCTGCTACTTTAGTATTTTCAGCAGGAACTACGAAAGAACCTGGTTTTACCTTTGCTGATATTTTATCATCTTTCGGACCACCCTTGCCTTCAATAACTCCGCCGTCAGCACACATCTGTTTTACTTTACCAACTACTCCGCCTTTAGCAAATTGTCTATTAGCGTCGAATTGTTGACCGCCTGCCAATACCATATTTTGATTCTCGTCAAATGTAACGCCACTTAAATCATAAGGATTAGTTATCGTAGGATTCTCTTCTTGGTTGTTTCTAGCAGCTATAGCTTGTTGTTGTGCTGATTTAGCATTAGCTTCTTTAACTTGAGCTAATTGAGCTTTAGTTTTTCCTTCGATAGAGTCTAAGTATTTCTGACCTGTAATATCGGTTAATCCTCCTTCATAAGAAAGTCTTTTAGATGGACTAAATGTAATTCCTATTGCAGCATTTCTTTTAGCTTTATTTTCATCTAACAACTCTCCGCTTGAATTTACTTTCTCGCTTCTGTTTCTAGTAGGTTTTCCTAACTTATCTCCTAATGCAGCAATTCCACCAATCATTCCGCCGATACCTCCCATTTGAGATGCAGTAGCTAATCCTGCGTTTCTTGTAGCTTCACCTTCATTTTGCGTAGGTTGTGAATTGTAATAAGCAGAACCTAATCCACCCATTCCTTCACCAATATTATTAGCTACACCTCTTGCTTTATCTTGGTTAGCTTTCTTTTTAGCAGCATCAATTTCATCTTGTTTCTCTTTAGTTCTTTGTGCTGAGTAAGGGTCATTTTGTCCAACTACACCTGCGTCTAATCCTGTGATTTCGTATCCAGTAGTTCCTCCATTCGTATATCCTTTAATCTTACTTACAACACCACCTTTAGCAAACTTACCTTTAATCTCAACAGGCTTCTCTGCATCGTACATTCTGCCAACCTCTTTAGTATTAACTGCGCCTGTTCCTAATGGTTGTAATCCTGTATTTGGAGTAATTATCTCTTTACCTAATAAATCATATCTCTTAGGAACATAAGTATCTGTAGCGCCTTTTAAATCAACTCCTAATGTAGATTTATTTACACCAATTCCGCCACTTGCGTTTTTATCAAATGTAATTCCTTGCTCAGAAAACTCTTGTATCTTATTTGGATTAGGCTTATTTACACCACTCATCATAGGAGTTTCTATTTGTTGAATAGATTGATTCCTAAAATCTTCTAATGTTTTTCCTGTGTAAATCTTATTCCCTTTATCATCAAAAGTAACTTCTTTATTTCCTTCAAAATTAGCTCTTAAAGCTTTATTTGTGGTGTTGCCAGTTTGGTCAGCAAATTCAAATGTATCAAATGTTTGATTAGCATCTCTTCTAGGTAATTTATTACCATAGGTTTGAACACTGCTTTTTAATACAGTTTCTTTTGGAGTAGGCTCTTCTAAATAAACAACATCCTCTTCTGCCTTAAAGTCAGGTAATACTGGCTTAGGAGTTGGCGGCGGAAACTTTCTAGGAGTTCCACTTGGCTTTGTTTTAGTAGGCTTAGAATTAACTTGAGTTGGAGTTTTAGGAATAGGAGTCTCTTTTACTTTAACGTAAACTTTCTTTCCGTTTCTAATCTCTTCTTTATATCCAGCAGGAACTTCTTTTACTAATCTTGGAGTTGTTTGCTTTGCCATGTTGTCTGTTATTATACAAACAAAAATAGCAAAAAAACACTTATGTTTAATTACAAATACTTAAAGAAGTCAGAGAAGTAGTTTTTATCGAATTTATCATACTTTGCAATACCCCTAAATAATACAAATGAAACCTTATTTTTAATAAGTCCATTGATTTCTCCAATAACTTCATAGCTTGCGCAATTAGATTCTTTATCAAAAGCATATTTCTGTAAAACCGTTTGAGTACCATCAGCAAATCCTACAATAATAGCATCGTTTCCAACTTTTATCTTTTCAGGGTAATAAACATATACATTGAAGGTAATAGTTTTAGAATCTACACTGTCAGACATTAAGTTAAGGAAAATAGTATCCTTGCTAATTAATGGACTTTTAAAGCAAAGTGAGTTTGATGTAAATCTTTTAGTTACTCCATTCTCATTAATACGCTCAACTTGCCCAAAAGCACAACTAGCTAAGAATAAGAATCCAACCGATAATAATAAAACTAAAATGTTTGTTCTACGAGATTTAATAGCTTCCATAATTTCTAAAGTTTAAGTTGTTAATAATATATCCTTGTACGGTAGCTATACATAAAAGGTTACAAAATAATTCAACTTTGAGTTAAAATCAAGGTTTATAATATCTCAAATTAGTTTTATTTGAATAAACTCCAGTTAAATAACAAGATAATGTTTTATATTTTATTCCATTTTTCATTGCAGCTATTTTAATTGATTTAAATGTATCTCCAGTTATAATATTTATTATTTCTCTTGAAGCTAAACCACTGGTTATTTTCTTTTGAAAATCACTTGATTTATTTAATCCATTGTCAAAAGCGTGTTGCATATTTTCTTGATACGTATTCCACTCTAAATTTTCAACTCTATTATCGGTTTTTATTCCATTTATGTGATTTACCGTTGGTTTATTATCAGGGTTAGGAATAAATGCCTCCGCCACAAGTCTATGAATTTCTTTGTTTCTTTTTTTATTACGAATTGAAATAGTACATTTTTTATAACCGTGTGTAGAAATAGCTGTTTTCAATAAAATTCCATATCTTAGTCTAGTTCCTCTTGTTGTGCTTATAACAATTCTATCAACAGATTTTAAATTCCCTAAATTACTAATTACATAATAATCCTCATAACCTACTACATTCTTCCAAATTTCTATTTCTTGTTCCATAATTTATATAAATTGAAAAACCCTTAATTAAAGTGATGGTAGACACTCCAAAAAAGGATTTTTCTTTTATAAATATTTTTATATCGCTACCATACGACATTACAAATATAATTAATTACCTCTTAATTACAAAATAAGTTTTTAGCCACTGAGATACCTTTTGAACGTTCTTGGCTATCGTAGGATTAGTTAAGTAATTTTTAAATGAGAAATTCAGTTTTACGTAATAATCTGTTAATCTCCCGTTTGTAGGTAATGGAAGCGATGAGTGCCAAGCTTTATCAATAAATCTATAGTTTCTGCTTGTAGATGGTATATTAACATCACTTGCTGTTTGGTCGTCAGTAGTAGCAACTAAGTCTGTCCAATTAGGTCCAATAGATTTGAATTGAATATTCTGAGCTGTAACCGCCATATCTGATTTAGCGTTTACTACAATACTCATATCATGTGAGAATACCTTGCCATAAAACTTACATAAATCAGCGCCAAAGTTTTGTAAATAAATCTCATTAGTTTTATTAATAAGAACCCAGTAAATACTTCCTACATACTCAGGGTTTTTTGTTGGGTCAGCAGGCGGATAAGAAGGTATTGTTAAATCTTTAATACAAATAAATTCTCTATTACCTACGTGTATAACATCTCCTATTACATAAGAAGTAGATGGCATACTGGCATTATAAGGCTTTGAACTTTTAGGATTATTAGCCGACACTACTAAATCATTATGATTATGCCATATACCAGGAGTGCAATCAGTAAAACTTACAAAAGCATTTAATATATGATTGTATCCTAAAGTAAAATCTCTACTAATTTCAGAAACAGCACCGCTATTATTATCTCTACTCTCATACTTAAATGTTAAGTAAGTCATTTTAAAAGTTGGATCATATACCCCCACAATACCATATCCCATTAAAGGAACTTCCTCTTCAGATAAATCGTTAGTGTTATATATCTTATATCCAGTTGTGATATTACCCTCGTTGAACTCACCGTTAAAGAATACTTGAAGTCCTTTTACCATAGACATTTCTTCTGGCTTACTTCCGATACCCATTACCATAAAAGCTCTTCTACGCATATCAAACCACGCAAAACCAAATTCTGTTTCAGTTAAGCCGTGTTGGTGCTGATTGCCGAAGTAAGTATCAATATCATCGTATCTATCAATTACTCCTGTTACACCTAATGCAGTAGCATCACCTAATGCTCCTCCGCCAACTAATTGACGTTCTAATATCGGAGTGTAGCCTACTCCGTGGTCCTGCCAATAGAATAGTTTAGAATCTCTTGATTTAAGGTTATTAATTTGTCCTCGTTGTCCATCTATATCTCTATAGTCAGGTATTCTAAATACACGGAAAGAATCTATTAATTCGCCAGGAGTTTTAAATTGACTCCATCTAATTCTATAATCAAACTCTCCTGTAAACTTGTAGTTAAGTGGTAATGCAGGATATTTAATAAAGTTTCCGTCTGTACTATAGCCTTTGTTGTAACTGTAAGATTCTAATTGAGTGGTTGGTGATATTGCCGCCTCTTGCCAAGCTAATCTAGTGTTTCCTGTACCTGACGGATACATATTTTTATTAGAAACCTTTTGACCTCTTCTTAAATTATAATTCACATTACCTTCGCATGGAAACCATAAAGCATAAGACATAGCGTTAAAAAGAGTCTCAAATGTTTCATCCCATAATCCATAACCTAAGTCAACAAGATTCGTAAAACAATCTCCACCGAACACTTCTATATCATTGAAAGTGTATTTATTCTCTCCTGCGTAAGTCCCTGATGCAAAAGTTCCATTTAATGTATCTGCTTTTACAGTTGAATTAATAGGCTGAAAGTGACCGCAAGACATATACAAAGTATTTGCAATAGCAGATTCGCTAACACCTCCGTATTGATTAGCAGGGTCGGTATTAGTTATAAAGTTAGCTAACATCTTATCGTATATAGCTGTATTAGCAGGGGCGTTATAATCTGTTAAAACATCAAAGTGATTAAACTGTGATTTAATAACACTCTTCTTACACCCTACAGAAAACACATTAGCGCCTGGATTACCAAATGGGCCTGAGCCAGAACAAGCGTCATCCAAATTAGCTGAAAGCGTTACCTCAGATAAAGGAGACCATCTATTTACGTAATCATTACTAGAGCCTAAGAATCCAGCTATTGTATCATTTTCATTCAAATTATACAAAGGCGTACCATTCATTGATTGAGTAATCAAAGTCCTTGGCGTACTAGCATCTTTTCCTGTTCCTGCGCCTCCAACAGACATATCAAACATCTTTGTATAAATCGTTTCTGTGTCGCTATCTGTTTTAATTTGGTCTCCATTTACCCAACAAGCTTCTTTTAATTTATCTCCTGTTACAATAGCAGAAGGAAAAGAATATCCTGTTAATAAATCTGGTGACAATACAGAGTAAATATAATATCCATCTCCAACTTCATACATTGGCCATACGTTGTAATCAGTTCTCGATATACCTGATGGTTCAACACTTGGATTAGCTAAACTAGAAGCATCAAATACGCTCTGCATTAATAATCCTTGTGTAATAATTATAGGGTCACGTTCTGCTCTTACAATGCTAAATCCACTTAATTGATTCATTACAGATTCAGGTATATCTAATCCCGAAATGTTTAATCCTGATGGATTTAATGAATAAATATCATCACCCGAATAAGTATCTTTTCTAATTAAACCACCCTTATCTGGTATAGTATCAAAAGAATAATCCGCAATATGTTTAGCGTAAAAAGGATTTCCTTTTAAATCAAATCCGATAAAAGCAAGTCTATACTTCTCATCACTCCAATATCCTTTATTATGAGATGCAACAGCAGGGTCTTTATAATCCCAAAATCCTGTAGTTAATTCTATAAAATTATCTCTTCTTTTACTATCACTAATAGCCGTATATTGATTCTTAGTTGTACATGGTCGGCACTCAGAATTAGCTGGTATAGTAGCAGACGTAACACCTACAACTCCTACAAATACTTCATTTAAAGTATAAGTATTGCCATTGTAAGTAATATCTCCACCCGTAATATCAGTTACTACATATCTACTCCAAGGTTTAATATCTCCAGCTCCAGGATTAGCTCCTATAGTTGGACTTTGGTCAGCAGGTACATTACCTCCTGTACAAGTAGCGAAGCCACCATGACTAATCATAGGATATTCTACTTGAGATACTGTTGCTGTGCTTAAATCTAATTCAAACTCTTCTCTTTCTGTTATGTTTGCAATCGTACTATAGTTCTTATTAGTGTTTATTGTTTTACACTTTAAGATGCTTGCAGGAAACAAAGTTAAGTCGCTAATAGTTACAGTTCCTAAATTAGATGCTCCTGTATCAGTAATAGACATAGTTGAACCTGTAACAGCTTCTTTGTTTGTGATAATAATTCTATAAGGTACATCCGCCACTTGTGTAAACTCTGCGCAAGCTATCTCAATAGTATCAAAGTCAGTATCAATATCAGTTACATTTAAAATAACAGACTTACCACTATCTACTAATGTAGTAGAAGTTCCATTACCAACAAAGTCAGTATAATCTACCGTTGTTAAATAAGTAGATGTATTATCCATTCCTACATGAATAGGAGTGCTTGCATAACTCCATGAAGTAACTACACCGTCATAAGAATTAGATAGTCTGTAAAAGTAAATATTACTTCCGCAATACTTGTTTCCAATTCCATACTCTTGAAATTCTATGTTGCCTAATATTCTGCTTGGAGTCCAATCTAATAAAGCTAATGGATAGTATTCAATTACTAATGGCGAACCATCAGCAACGGTATATGAATTTGAGGACGCTGTAAATACATTTCCTGCTGTTAATCCTGGTCCATAAAAAACGCCTGATGCTACGGGGTGTTCTATTGCTCCAATAGTAACCATATATTGATTACCTGACACTAATGGATTACCAGCTCCAGGAGTAAAATAAGTTGTAAAAATAGGATTAGCAATATCAAATGCTCTTGGTTCATTAAAATTATCCGTCCAATATACGCGTTGATTATCAGTATTCTCTCTAAAAGAAAAACCTTCTATCTTATGAAGTCTAGTAAAGTTTAAATTAATGTGGTGATAATACGGCACATAAGTACCTGTGAAATCCATTCCGCTTCTTGTAAATGAAATAACTCCTATCTCTCCATATCCTGTTGTAGAGGAACTATTTGTTGAGAATACTACTAGCTTATCAATGAAAGAAACAAACCCTATTGGCATAGGCTCTACATCTAAATCTGGAATCTCAACAAAGTATCTTGGAGTTAAAGTAAGTAATACTCTATTCCCTTTAGTCATCTCTACCGTGTAGTGATTACCATCATAGGAGATAAGCATACCGTTTTTCATGTTTCGATATGTGCCGTCAGGCTGTAATATAAAAGAGCTGTCTTGATGAAGCCCTCTATCAAATGTATTAATAACTGAACCTGCCATAAGTATTATTTATATTCATTCCTACCCATAATCCACGTCCCGAATAAGGGTCATGGTACATTCTTGCAATCTCTTCTCTATCTGTTTCTGACAACTGAGCATCTAAAGCTCTTGAATGAGCGCATAGTCTATCCCATTGTGTATAGTGCCATTGCATCATTTTAGTGTCTTTTCTTCTCATGCACCAATTATACAATATGAATTGAGTAATTGCTTCTACGTGGTTTTCTCCTATCTCCATAAATCCATCACAATCCACTTTATATCCTATGTATTGAATAGTTACTTTATCGTTATGTAATTCTACATCAAATATCAATTTATTATTTTGGTAGTGATATGGTACTATTCCGCAACCACTTGTCGTTTCAGAAGTTCCTGTATCAACTATTAAGAAAGTATTATCAGAAGATAATGAAGCGTTAACTATTGGATTACTAAATGTTGTAGCGAATATACTTCCGCAATTAACATCATGGCTACCTAAGATAGCGCCTTCTACTTTAATAGCATTATCTGGTAATTGTGCCGTGCATCCGCAAACATCAATCACTTTCCATTGTCTTTCGTATTGATAGTAACTTCCTATTTCTTTCTCTGCTTGGTAAGCCCAAGTCATAAATAACGGTCTGTGATTAGCGTGGTCAACCGCCGCCAAATCCATCGCATTAATTATAGGATTGTTTATTGATATTAGTTTGTTTATTGACATTGTAATCTAGTTATTAATGTTCCTTTTTTAATTCCTTCCGTAACAGAATCTCTTAAATCTTGATGTGGTTTAAAAAATATCTGTTTACTCTTTTTGTATCTTTTAGTCTCTAGTACTATCTTGTAAATATACTTAGAACTACTTAAATTCAACTTCGCTTTTGTTACTCGTCCGCCAACATACGTTAATCCTTTCTCTAGTAACGACATCATTCTTTTACTATCCGTTGTCTTTGTCGCTTTAACCCAAATTTTAGTTTGATTATCTAAGTTTATAATCGCTCCTATTTTTAAGTTATTCAATATTTCCTCTTCTATGTAACTACTCCAAATATCGTTAATATCCTTTGTAGTTATCTTTTGTTTAAATCTTCTTTTAAAGTCCCTCTTAATCAATCCATGTACTCTTGGAGTGGACCACTCTCCTATTTTCTTATCTGCTAGTTTCTTCATTTAGTTACTACATCATCCGCCGAATCGTTCAATACATCTACCACTTGTTGTTTCTCTATCTGAAACTCAGTAGTCAAGATAGATATTACAATTTGTCTAGCTAAGTGCGCCGATACAGGATATGGGTCATTCTCAGTCATCTCTACTTCATAATCATTATAGAATACTTGGCTAGTTCCGCTTGCTGTAAATGTAGTGGTAGAAGTAGCTGTAAACGTATCATTTGGAAGGTAGTTAACTGAGTTATATGTAACCATACCATTAGTACCTTTAACCATATAAACAACTCCACTCTTTAATCCTCCACTAATAACAGGTAATGTTTTCTTAATCATTAATCCTTCTGTAGTAGCAGGTATCCCAAAAAATCTTAGGTTATTAATAAGCTTATTAACGTAAATAGTAGTACCGAATCTTTGATAGTAATGAAACATACTTCTAACGTGTTCTTTAGGTATCATTCTCCAAGCTTCAAGTGGAAAGTAAGTATAAGTAGTCTTTCCGCAAGCAGATATAACTCTTAATCCTAAGTCTAAATTACCGTCACCTAAGTAAGTTAAATTGATTACTTCAGGTATTTCAGCCTTCATAATATCACAAGCGCAGAAGTCCACAATCGGATCATCCGAGAAATTAACCTTAGTTAAATTATAAATACCAAAGTCAACTAACCAATTTTGGTCAATAACCTTAGTTACATTGTATTCTTTAAGTATTTCAGAAACCCTTGTTTGCTCTATTTTATATCCAACCCACGTCTCATCAACACGGCTTTCATCCGAGCGAGAAAATCTTTCATGTAAAATAAGAACATCGTCTATTAATTGTTTTTTAGTTGGCATATTCTACTTATTTATACCTCAAATGTAACGAAAATAATTAATGGTTTTTAACTCAAAGTTGCGTTATTTTGTAACCTTTTGTAATTAATGTAGTATAAGTGGTATGAAAATAATTAAATCAGTTTTAGTAACAGTTTTACTGTTAATCGTATGGATGCTAATTGGGTATTTAGCAATCAGTTTTTACAAAATGGAATTAAATCCTTTTTATTGGAGTTTATCCGCAAGAGGATTTTATTTATTTTACGGACTAATATATATGGTATTCATACCATTATTAGTAGTGTGGATTAAAGATGATATTCTTTAGCCCTTAAGAGCAAAAATAGTTAAAGCCTGAACAACAACTCCGCCGATAATAGTTATAATAGTTTTAAACTTTTGTTTTCGGAGTTGTTTTTTATAATCTTTCTCTAATGCTTTATAGTCTTCCGCTTGATTTTTAATTACGGTTTGCGCCGTTGCAACCATTCCTTTCTGTAATATATTATCTTCTTTTAAAGTATTATTCTCATCTCTTAATACTTGATTAGTAGAATCTTTAGATGCTAATGCTCTATTATCCGCTTGTTTTACACTATCACAGTCATTTAAAGCTATTAATACTTCTACTGTATCACATACACCTTTCTTAATTAAATCTCTTACTGTTTTAGCTGACTTATCCGCTTTCTTTTGATAGTTATAAGCTAATTTAACTAAACTATCATCTCTGCGCTCATACACCTTTAATTTAGCGTCAAGAGCCTTAATTTTAATATCATTTGCAAGCGACTTAATACTATCTGCTTTCATCTTAGCGAAATACTGACTATTATCAGTTTTAACTACTTCAATTTTATTATCACATCCGCCGAACCTCGTGAATATAAATGCTAAAGCAAGTAATATTACTATTCCTTTACCGATTGTAATTAATGAGTGTTTTACTAAAGCAGCTTCCATTAGATGTTTTCTTCTAAATACAAACAAGCTAATGCCTTATCTACTACTCCACAAATAACAGCAGCTATTAAAGCATTTCTATCATTTGAAGCTATTAATGCTGAAGCAATAATAGGCCCAGAGAATCCAGCCCAAACAGCTTGTAATTTAGCAACTTGCTCTTGTGTTGCCTGTGTCAAATTCCATATTGACCAATGCACTCTGTATTTTTTCATAATATTAGTTTTTTAATTCAAATTTTTTAATAGCGTAAATGATTGAAAGTACAATTTTGTTTTTCCAATCTGCGGTTAACATCTTAGTAGCTTCTTCTTTATTTGTATGGAATCCTAACTCACATAAGATAGCAGGACAATTAGTATTCTTTAATACATAAAAGTTCTCTTCTTTATCTTTATCTCCATCTGTACTTTCAGTTCTCCACTTAACAGTATCTTTAAAGTTGTCTTGCAACTCGTCAATTACTAACTCTGCAAAGTCATCTGATTTACCCGTATCACCTTCTGATGTGTAAACTGACATTCCACTCGCTTTATCCCAAGTAACGCCGTCTCCGTTAGCGTCTGAGTGTATAGAGATATAAATACAAGGTTTAGTTCTAGCTAAGTTGTTAGCTCTATCTACACGTATAGGTAATGAAACGTCTTGTTCTGATGCTACAATATCAATACACTTAATATCTTCAGCTTCCATTGCTTTAATAAGCAACTTTACAATATCTCTGTTATTTACGCCTTCGTATAAAACAGAACCATCGTCAAACTTAGGGGAGCGTTTTCCTGGCGTTACATATTTCTTGTTAACCATTCCGCCGTGTCCCGCATCTAGAATAAAAGTATACTTGCTCATTATGCTACTAATTTTTTAATATTAAACTTCTTTCTTTGTAACTCAGGTACTCTAGGTATAACCACGCAAACTTGCGGATACTTCTCTTTCTCATCTTTGCCATTATTAGTTCTTGTATTCTGAACTACACTATTATCATTTAAACTTAATGTATCTGCTTTAAAAAACTTTCTTTGAGCATACTTCTTAGCTTCTATTAAGTCAATTCTATTGTTAATCTTAATAATCTCTAACTCGTACTTATACATTATTTTAAGCTCTAAGGCTTCTAAATTATCTTCAGATGTATTCATTCTATATTCAAACCTCCAAATTCCTCCAGCTACAAATAAAGCTCCTGAGATGAACCATAATACATCTTTGAATTTATAACTTGTTTTATCTAAATCTATTAGTGCCATATATTAAATTTTACATTATATAAATTATAAATTAGAAACAATAGTCTGTTCGATTAATAAATGTCCTGCTGTATTAGGATGTATTAAATCAGCAGCGTAATAAGTTGGATTAGCCGTTATTCCAGTTGCTAAAGGCGTGTATGTATCTATTTTTTTATAAGAATACGTAGCATACTCTGTATTTACTGGCGTAATATCATATATACCCGTTCCATTACTTCTTGGTGTTGCGTATAATAAAATAGGTGTTATACCATTAGCAACAAGTGTGTTTAATATGTTTAGTAAATTAGCTTTCCATGTAGCTGTAGCTACAGCAAAATTAATAT